AGTCAAGAGATCAAGCCGCCATCCTGTTTGGACTGGCCGCCAAGATCGTCAGAATGAGTTCGCAACTTTCGGAGTTCGTGACGGTCAAAGATTCGGCTAAGATGCTGGTGTGTGCTGAACTAGGCACAAGCTATCGGGCGCTATCTGCTGACGCTTCAACAGCGTATGGACTGTCACCAGTGTTCGTGGTGCATGATGAACTGGGGCAGGTTAAAGGTCCACGATCCGAGTTGTATGATGCACTAGAAACCGCATCGGCAGCGCATGATAATCCGCTGTCAATCATTATCTCAACGCAGGCCGCCACTGATGGTGACTTGCTTTCACTGCTGATTGATGACGCCAAGACACAGGCAGATCAGAAGGTGGTGCTGTCGATGTACTCAGCGCCAGATGACGCTGACCCGTTCAGCAAAGAAACCATCAAGCTGGCCAACCCTGCATTTGGTGACTTTCAAAATGCTGATGAAGTCATGGCGATGGCTGAGACTGCCAAGCGTTTGCCCAGTGCAGAAGCAGGGTTCAGAAACCTGATCCTGAATCAACGAGTGGAAGCACGCAACCCGTTTGTGTCACGCAAGGTTTGGGATGCCAACGGTGCAAACCGTAACCTAGAGGGTGTCATCTATGGCGGGCTTGACTTGTCCACCGTCAATGACTTGACCGCATTGGTGCTGGTTGACAGCAACTACGCAGTCCACTGTGAGTTCTGGTTGCCTGAGCATGGCATTGCTGACAAGTCGCAGAAAGACCGCGTGCCATATGACGTATGGGCAGAGCAAGGTCACTTGATCCTGACCCCAGGCAAGTCGATTGAATACGAGTGGGTGGCACACCGCCTGCGAGAATTGTTTGACGAGCATGACATGAAGGCGCTGGCATTTGACCGCTGGGGCATGAAGCATTTGCAACCGTGGCTGATCAAGGCAGGGTTCAGTGAGCATGAGGTTGAGAAGTTCGCGCCATTCGGTCAGGGCTTTCGTGATATGTCGCCAGCATTGCGTGAACTTGAAAGCGTGCTATTGAACGAAAAGATGGCGCATAACATGCACCCTGTCTTGCGTATGTGTGCCGCCAATGCAGTGGTTCAGCAAGACCCAGCAGGCAACCGCAAGCTGGCAAAGGACAAGTCAAGCGGTCGGATTGATGGCATGGTTGCGCTGGCAATGGCTGTTGGTGCAATGGCGAAGCTGTCGGATGAGCCTGAAGTTGTTGACCTTGACGCGTTTCTAAATGACCCAATCATAGCGAGTTACTAGATGAGATCACTATTCAGACCATGGACATGGTTCGGGCTTGGCTCAAGAAGTTTGAGCAGGCAGAAGGGTGTCCAGTTTATAGAGCCAACAGAGCGCACGGGTGAACAGCTAGAGCCTGTCACATTCGACACAGCCATGCAGCTGTCTGCCTTTTGGGCGGCCGCAAGACTGTGGGCTGAAACCATTGCCAGCTTGCCGATCAAGATTGAGCAGATGGTTGATGGCAACTGGACTCAAAGAGACAACACTGATCTCAACATTCTGCTGAACGGTCGGGTCAACCGTTACCAGAACAGGGTTGAGTTCTTTGAAACCTTCGTGCTGAACCATGTTGTGTTTGGCAATGCGTACGCTTTGAAGATCAAGTCAGGCGAAAGACTGGCTGGATTGACCTGCTTGAACAGCGGTCAGGTTGAGACTGAACTGCTGAAAGATGGCACGGTGGTCTACCACTACCACCATGATGGTGGCGTTGTCACCTATGCGTCAGAGAATATCTGGCACTGGAAGATGTTTGGCAATGGCATTGTTGGCCTTGCGCCATTGGCCTATGCTCGCAACGCTGTGTCTGTTGGCCTTGCTGGTGATCGCAGGATTGGGCAGGTGTTCAAGAACGCAGGCAAGCCATCGGGCGTTTTGACCATTGACGGTACGCTCAAAGACGAACAGCGCCAACTGGTGCGCCAACGGTTCAAGGATTTGACAGAGGGTGGCACAGACACGCTGATGGTGCTTGAAGCATCAATGAAGTTCCAGCCGATCAGCATGAACCCAACCGACATTCAGTTGCTCGATTCGAGACGCTTTCAGGTTGAAGATGTGGCGCGTTTCATGGATGTGCCTAGTGTATTGATCAACGATACAGCAGGCACGACAGCGTGGGGTTCTGGTATCTCAGAGATCATGCGTGGCTGGTACAAGCGGTCACTGCGCAACCGTGTCAATTCATTGGCTGAGTCGATGCGCCAAAACCTATTGCCTGATGGTGAAAGAGCGAGCATGCGTGTGGTGCATGACTTTGATGATGTGTTGCGCTTAGACAAGAAAGAGCGCATGGAATCAAACCGTGCTGGCATTAACGCTGGCATCATCACGCCAAACGAAGCAAGACGGGATGAAGATTTGCCGCCAATGGAAGGCGGTGACATTTTGTACGCCAATGGTGCAATTGTGCCTTTGGCAGATCGTGATGCGGGAAGCATGACACCAAACGCCAGAATTGAAATGGCAGAGGAAGAATGATGCAGTACAAACAAATCAAACTTGACGTTGCAGAGATTGACTTTGACGATGATGACCGCATGATCAAAGGGTATGCGTCAATCTTTGGTGGCATTGATTCGTACGGTGACACGGTTGCAATGGGTGCATACACTGACACCATCGCGGATCGAGAGCGCCCAGTACGTATGCGCTGGAATCACTTTGGTCCAGTCATCGGCAAATGGACAAAGATGATGGAAGATGAGAAGGGTCTGTACGTTGAGGGTCAGCTTACCCCAGGCCATTCTGTTGCTGAGGATGTATATGCCAGCTTGAAGTTTGGCGCAGTTGATGGTTTGTCAATTGGCTACATCCCGAAAGAATATGAGGATGACAAAGAAACTGGCATCCGCACCCTGAAAGAGATTGAACTCATTGAGATCAGCGTGGTGGAAGAGCCTGCTGACTTGGGTGCAAAGATTGATGAAGTGAAGGGAATCAGTGAGACAATCGCCCAGTGCGAGAATCTCAAAGATGCTGAGAACTGCCTGCGTGACGCTTGCGGACTCAGTCGGGCTGCTGCGACTGCCATTGTGTCGCAGATTAAGGCCTTGACTCAGAGCGACTCTGAGACTAAAGACAGCATCAGTGATGATGCAGCGGCAACCTTGAACTGGCGCTTATATCGGGCGCTGAAACTTAGAAACTAGCAAAGGAGATCACCGATGAGTGAGATCAAAACAGAAGAACTCATCGCTGCTGTCGAGAAGTCTTTGGACTCAGCGATTGAGAAATACGAAGGGCAGGTTAATGAAAGCAAGTCTGCTGCCAACGAAGTGCGCGATGAAGTCAAGTCATTGGCCGAAGAGCACAAAAGCCTGATCCAAAAATCAGACGAGTTGGCTGCCAAGTTTGCTGACTTTGAAACTGCTTCATTGGCTAAGATGACCACTGGCTCAGAAGTTCACAAAAGCTTGGGTCAGTCTGCTGTTGAAAGCGAAGCGTTTAAGTCTTTCATGGCTGGCCAAACCAAGTCTGCTCGCATTGAGTTGAAGAACACTATTTTGGGCGAAAGCGGTTCACCGCAAGACCCAGACCGTGTGCTTGTACCTTATGAGCGCCTGCCTGGCATCGTGCCTGGGCCATTCCGTCAGCACAGCGTGTTGGACTTTATCCCAACTGGTGCGACATCTTCAAACAGCATGGAATACACTCGTGAAATCCCAGCCGAAGAATCACCTGCTGGTTTCACCAACAATGCTGCTGAAGTTGCTGAGGGCGGTTCAAAGCCACAGTCAGATGTGTTGTTTGAGTTGGTCAACGATCCAGTGCGCACCATCGCACACTGGTTGAAGTTGTCACGCCAAGTGCTTGACGATGCACCTGCGCTTGAGTCGTACATTGACTCACGTTTGCGTTTCGGCATCCGTCAGCGTCTTGAGTCACAAATCCTGTCAGGCAATGGCACTGCGCCCAACCTGTCTGGTTTGTCTGCTTCAGGCCGCCACACTGCGTTCACACCTGCAACAGGTGACAACCAGTTTGACAGCATCAACAAAGCCAAGTACGCCATGATTGGTCGTGACTACAACCCAACCGCTGTGTTCTTGAACCCAGCCGATTGGGGTGCAATGGAACGCTTGAAAGCTGGTGCATCTGATGAGCGCTACATTGCTGGTGATGGTGCTGCGTTGAACTACCTGCAAGGCGGTCTTGTCCCATTGATTTGGGGCATGCAAGTTGTGCCAAACAACAACGTGCCTTCTGGCAAGTTCTACGTTGTCGATCCTTCAAGCATGACATTGTTCCAGCGTTCTGGTGCAACTGTTGAAATGTTTGAGCAAGACGACACCAACGTTCAGTCAAACTTGGTCACAGTTCGTGCCGAGTTGCGTGCGGCTCTCTGTGTGTTCACACCTGCTGGTGTGGGCTATGGCGACCTTACGTTGTAAGACCCTGTGGAGTGCCACCCTTCGGGGTGGCCTCCCTTTTGTGGGAGTAAGTTATGAAAGCCAAAGAGAAGTTCTTTAGTGTTCGATACGGTTGGATTAAAGAAGGCCAAGAGATTCCGAAGGCAGCGCTCAGTGAAGCGGCTGCTGTGGGTGCTGTTAGCTACAAAACCAAAGTGGTTAAGCCAAAGGTGAAGCATGAACGAGACGATCAAAAACAACTGGTCAATGACGCAGCTGACACAGCCAGCGTACAAGCCAGTGACGCTGAGACAGACTCACCAGCACCTTCGTCTTTTTACTGAGTACGGTCAGCATCCTGACGATGACCTGATTGACTTATACATTGACGCTGCCACAGGCGCTGCTGAAGATTATCTGCAACGCTATTTGGCACAGCGCAGTGTGAGACTCAAGCGGGATGATTTCCCGACTGAAAACGCTGAGGGCGAGGTCATCATTGATCTGCCTGTTTACCCTGTGATTTCGGTGGACTCAATCAGCTATGTTGACCTAGCAGGTGCAACACAGACGCTCACAGGCTATGAGGTCGATTCTGACAGGATTCCAGCGAGAATCCGTATCATTGAGCCACCTGATGTCAAAAAGGGCTTGAGCGGGCTTACAATTGATCTGACAGCAGGATATGGTTCTGGCACGTCACCTGCTTCTGCTGACCTGATTCCGTCATCAATCAAGCAGGCGATCCTGCTGATGGTGGGTCAGATGTATGAGCATCGTGAGAATGTGGTGGTTGGAACGATTGCCACAGAACTACCCAAGACGTTTGAGTACCTACTGCATCCACATCGGGTGATCGGTGTCTGATTGGGTAGTGATTGCGTCAGGCCCAAGCTTGACAACGGATGATGTGGCGCTGGTTAAGGCGTGGCGGGATGCGGGCAAAGGCAAGGTGTGTGTGATCAACACCACGTTCAGGCTCGCACCGTGGGCTGACATCCTGTATGCCTGTGATCGGGCGTGGTGGGATAAGTACGGGAAAGAAGCCGAGATATTTGAGGGCGAGAAATACTGCTATGCTCAGGGCGGTGTGCGCTGGGGTGCTAAGAAAATTACAGGCGAGACAGGCGGTGGACTGTCTGGCAAGGTGGGCGAGATCAGGACAGGTGGCAACTCAGGCCATCAAGCGATCCATGTGGTCTATAACATGGGCGCAAAGCGGATCATCCTGCTGGGCTTTGATATGGGCAAGACAAATGGCAAGTCACACTGGCATGGCGACCATCCGCATGGGTTGAGCAACGGTGGCAACTTTAGGGCATGGATCGAGCATCTAGAGTTGCTGGCTGAGGGCTTGCAAAAATATGGTGTTGAAGTCATAAATTGCTCACGGGTGACGAATCTTGAGTGCTTTCAGAAAGCGGATTTGCAAAGCGTCTTGGGCTGATGTCTTGGATCAGTTCCGAGACAGGCGATCAGGCACAATTCAACAGCTTGCAAACGAGTGGTCAGTCAGGATGGGCGTTGATACCCCAACGCTAGACGAGAGCTGTGAGGTCTGGCTTGAGCATTGGAATCAGGCACAGGTTGCTGAGGTGTTACACAAGGCGGCCGAAGCTGACCCCAACATGATACGCACCAAGCCACCTAGAGAATACAACAGGCCCATGACAGCGTTTGAGCGCGGTGGCAGATTTGGTTTGATTGACGGAAGGCATCGGGCGAATATATGGGCAACGAAAGCTGGGGCATACCCTGTTTTGGTGATCTTGACCGAGTGATCTTCACCTGTGTCTTTGGGTACACAGACCCATTGCATGAGCCTGAAATAACATACAAGCGAGCCAGCAATTGCCTTGATTACACAGGGCAGATGGTACACCGCCCGCAAGTGGGTTGCCCTATGGTCTGCTTCACGGATCAGCCGATCAGGTCAAACCGCTGGGAAATTGTACGGATTCCAACCGTACAAACGCCAATGCGCGTGAGTCGCTTTGTGAAGGCTCTCAGCCACCGTTGGTTCCCGAAGGCTACTACCCTATACATTGACGCCAACATGACGCTCAGAATCCATCTCAGCGCGTTAGAGAGCAAGTATCAGGGTGACTTTGTAAACTTTCGCCACTGGAAGCGTGATCGGATCACAGATGAAGCCGATGCCATTATCAGATGGAAGAAGGCCAAGCCACAAACGGTGATGGCACAACTGAGAAAGTATCAGGCTGAGGGCTTTGACACAGAAGAAAACCCACAGCAAATCTTAAGCAACAACGGGGTGATCTTAAGGCGACCAAGCAGCGCAGAGTTGTGCGAAGCATGGTGGGATGAGATCAGCACGCAGACACTACGGGATCAGATGAGCATTGACTATTGTGCCTGGAAGATGGGGCATAACATTGAGCGCTTTGACGGTGACATCAAATCAACACGGATCATTTCAATCAGAAACTATGACAGACCAGTTAATGACTACTAGTGTGATCACCCCAACGTGCAATCGCTTGATGGGCATTAATTACCTGATTGAGTACATGGAACGCCAGACGGTACAGCCTGATCAATGGCTGATCTGCAACGGTGGCGATCATATTGGTTTGACCAATGAGATACATGACCCAATGCCAGCAGGTGCGGGCAACCTTGCCAACAACCTGAGCAATGGCCTAGACGCTGCCACAGGTGATGTCATCATTATCATGGAAGATGACGACTGGTACGACCCAACGCACATTGAGACTTGCTTAAAGCATTTGCAAAACGCAGAAGCCACAGGCGATCAGACCTTGCGGTATTTCAACATTCCACGCAAGGCATGGCGGGTGATGAAGAATCGTGGCGCTGCACTTTGCCAGACTGCGTTCAGGCGGTCAATGATTCCCGTGATGCGGTCTGCTATTGGTCGAGCCATAAAGCATCGCAACTACTCAATTGATGGCTACTTTTGGCAGTCGGTCAAATCGCCAACGCACAATGATCACACGGTTGTTGGGATCAAGGGGCTGGCAGGTCAGACGGGTTTGGGCATTGGTCACAGACCCGATGCCAACTGGACACGGGATGAAGGCAAACTGCGCCAATGGATTGGCGATGACGCGAAAAGGTATCTATGAAAGCGGATCACTACTATGGGCAGACTGCCAAAGACTATGAAGCGAAGCGACAGGGCATCACATGGCAACTTGAAAACGAGTTTGTGATTGCTGGATTGAGTGGCGTCAAGTCGGTCTTAGATTGCCCAGTGGGCACAGGTCGTTTCTTGCCTTTCTACCAAGAGCGCAAGATCAAGTGCGTGGGTGTTGATGTATCTCAAGACATGCTGGCACAGGCCGCCAAAAAGGATTATGGCAAGCTGGTCAAGGGAAGCGTGTTTGACCTAAAGCGCAAAGCAGAAATGGGCGTGTGCTTTCGTTTGTTTCAGTGGCTGACAATTGATGAGTGCAAGCAAGCAATCAAGGCGTTTGACCGTTGCGTTGATCGCATCATGTTGAGCGTACAGATCGGCAAACCAAAGGCAGGTGGCACGATTGTCCACCCTGAGTCTTGGTACAAGCTGATTGATCATTGGACAATTACAAGAACCGCAAGCGAACCGTCACGATATGGCGATTATGTGATGCTGGAGTGTGAGGTGAAGAATGGCTAAGTCTGCAAGATATGACATTTCGTTTGTGGCTGGTGATGACTACCAGATCACAGTCAAGCTGCTAGAAGATGGATCAGCGATTGATACGTCAGGCTATACGTTCAAGGCGCAGGTGCGCGATGCCTTCTATCCTGACGGTTCACTGCTGGCTGACTTTGCTGTGTCTGCTGTGACGGGTGGGGCTACACTTAGCCTGACAGACTCTCAAACGCGCTCTCTCGCATCTTACAGTCATTTGGTGTGGGATGTTCAATCATCCAGTCCTGACGTGCGCACATGGCTCTCAGGCAATGTCACAGTACAACCAGAGGTGACAGAATGACGATTGAGATTCAGGTCACTACAACTGAGGTCGGAACTACCGAAGAAGTCACCACGCTGGTTGAGGTTTCGGGCGCTGGTCCACAAGGTCCAAAGGGTGACAAGGGTGACACAGGCGCAGGTTTAGCGGATGGTGGCACAACTGGGCAGGTATTGCGCAAGGCATCTGATGCCGACCAAGACACCGAATGGTCAAGTGACTATGCCGATTCAGCGCAGGGCGCATTGGCTGATACAGCAATTCAGCCTGGGGATGATGTCAGCGAACTGACCAATGACGCCAACTACATTGACGCTTCTGGCGCACCTGTGCAGAGCGTGGACGGTAAGACTGGCGCGGTTGATTTGTCGGGTGACTATGATGCGCTTGGGTCTGCTTCTGGCGTACAGTCAAACTTAAGCACCCACATTGCAGATGACACCAACCCGCATGACGTCACCAAAGCGCAGGTGGGGCTTGGCGATGTTGACAATGTAAGCGCTGCCGATCTGCGGGATAGATCAACGCACACAGGCACGCAAACGCTGGCGACCATATCAGACGCTGGCACTATTGCAAGCCAAGACGCAGACAACGTATCAATCACAGGCGGGTCTATTGACGCATCCATTGACTACGACAACAGCAACAGCGATCTCACTTCGACCTTAGTCCAGACTGCTATTGACGAATTGGATGCCAAGAAGCTGGACACATCAGCTTTGACTGCCAGCGTTTCTTTCTTCCCGACTACTGCATCTGGCGCGGTGGCGGGATATGCCAAGCTAGTCACGAGCACAGATGACGCAGACTATGACAGCCCAGCGGTCAATGTATCAACAGGCACATTCTCAGGATCGGATAATCTGATCGGTTCGCTGGTATCGGATGCTGGCGTACTTGAGGGCAACACCACGCCCATTAACATCACGACACTGGGGAATGTTAGGCGCGTTACAGGTAATCAAAACGATGCGGCCGAGTTTTACTTTGAGGTCTACAAGCGAGACTCAGGCGGTACTGAAACGCTGATCGGCACAAGTCTGGCAACCCGCGCTGTAAATCAATCCAGCTATGAGGAGTTCTTTGCGACTGCGCTGATCAGTGACACGCTGTTCACCGAGACTGACCGCGTGGTGCTTAAGTTTTATGCTTCGGTAGTAGATGGCCCAGGCGGTAGAACATACGACTTTCAGTATGGCGGTGGTGCGCCCGTGCGTACGCTGTTCCCTGTGCCCGTCACAGTCGTTCCGCAGATACTAGACGCCAATGACATCATTGTTGATGCCAGTGGCTTTAGCGGGCTTCTAAGCGGTACTGATGACGATGTGCAAGCCGCACTCGATACGCTCGATGGTGTCAGCGCAACCAATATGTCATACGACAATTCAACGTCAGGCCTGACTGCAACCACGATCAAGGGTGCAATTGATGAATTGGCGGCAATGCTTGAGCATGCCATTGTGACGGAGGACGCATGAGAGCAGGCACGCTAAGACACAGAATCACGATCCAAGAGCGCGTGATCACGCAAGACCCAACAACGGGTGCAGCGGTTGAGACTTACAAGACCAAGCATACAGGCGTGCCAGCATCCATTGAGCCGCTAAACGGTCGCGAGTTCTTATCTGCTGAACAACTGAGAGCAGAGATCAGAGCCAAGATCATGGTGCGATCAGGCCTTGATGTATTGCCGACAGACCGCATCAAGTTCCAAGCAAAGGTCTATGAGGTGCAGGCTGTCTTGGATGATCCGACATTTAAGCGACACCAAGAACTGATGGTCAGCGAAGGCATCAGAAGGGATGGCGATGAAGATTGATGGGCTTGATGAAGTCATCAAGAACATGGAAGCAATCAAAGACGAACTCAAAGGCGATCCACTGCGGTCAAGCCTGCGCAAAGCATTGACTCCGATTGTCAATGAAGCCAAAGCAAACGCGCCTGTTGACACTGGCAGACTGCGTGATGCGATCAAGACCCGACCATTACCCCCCGATGACATACCTGCTGGCTTTAGTGACGGGCAAGAATTGTTTGTTGTCTCAAGCAGAAAGAAAGACAAAGACGCGCCAGACAATGCTTGGTACTGGCATTTTGTTGAGTTCGGTTCAACCACACGAAATGGCAAAGACATACCCAAAAAGGCCTTCTTAGCACCAGCGTTTGACGGAAAGCGCAACGAAGCAATCAAGGTCTTTGCTGATGAAATGCGAGCGCAACTTGAGAAAAACGTGAAACGAATTAATAGGCAAAAAACATGAACCTGCCACCAGTATTCACAACATTGAAAGCTGACAGCAACGTGACCCAGTACATTGGCACGAACCCAACCCGTTGCTACCTGTTCGGCACTGCACCGCAAGACACACCTGAACCGTATGTGGTTTGGAGTCTGCCTTCAAGCGTACCTGAGAATCACCTTGACAAACTGCCTGTGGTGGATTTTGACAGGGTGCAGTTGGATGTGTATGCAACCAACCCGCTTGATTGCTTGAACCTGTGTACAGCGATCAGAGACGCTTTAGAGCCATTGGGTCACATGGTTCTGAAACTAGACATGGGCAAGGATGAACCTGAAAACTTGCACCGCTGGATTTTGCAGTTCAACTTCTGGACTGCAAGATAGCCCGTTGTGGGCATTTGTAAGATAGGCGTATAAGCCTCCAAAACCTTGAGGAGATTGAAACATGAGTAGTTATATCAAAACGCAGGGCACAGAGTTTTATTTCTATGACCCAGAGAACAGCACCGATGGCGTTATCAAGCTGGGCTGTGTCACCAACATTGATGGATTGGGTGGCGCACGTTCACAGATCGACACATCCTGCTTTGACGACATTGACGACACTTTTGTTGCGGGTCGCGGTACACCAGGTCAGGTCACAATTGACTTGAACTACACCGAAGATGACGCCAACGAGTTCCACGCTAAGTTGGAAGCATTGCGTGATGCAGGCAACACCGCTTCATTTGCAATCGGTTTCAGCAATGGCACAAGCGCACCAACTGCTGCCACTGATGATTCACTTGAGTTTGCAACAACACGCTCAGGTCGGACTTTCGTTGGCTACATTGCAGACGTGCCTTTCACCTTTGCTGACAATGACATCATCCGTACGCAGGTTGTGATTCAGCGTTCGGGCGTTGTTGCGCGTTTCAAGAAAGCGTAAAATAAGCTGAACGGATTTCTTTGAGTATCCGCTGGGCGTCAGGATTAACGCAAGTGTTCATCCGTGCTTGCGCCTGATGACCCAGCACCTTAACCAACGGAGTAGAACATGCAATCACTAGCACAATTACAAACCGCGCCAGAGTTCCAGCCTGTATCAGTTACATGGAAGGGCAAAGAACTTTGGTTCTGGTGCAAGATTCTGTCAGCTAAAGAACACCGTCAAGTCACTGATTACTTTGGCAAAGACGGGCAATTGGATTTGGGCAAGTATCGGGAAATGACCGATGCCTTCATATCTCAATGCGTCTATATTGAGAAAGCTGACAATCCAGACAGCAAGCGCACGGTCATTGAGTTTGTTGATGACGATGGTGAATCACACGAACTTGTGCAATGGGTGACAAAAGCCGAAGCAGGCGAATTGAAAGCTGCATTGGCTGACCGTATCAAGAAGCAGATCGAAACCGTCAACAGCTTGAAGGTTGATGACGATTTGGGAAACGAATAAACCAGCCAGAAGAGCGGGTGTGGCAAGCGCTCGCTCTTCGGTTTGGCTGGCCGATTGAAGAACTAAAGAACCGAATATCACACCGCGAGTTTGTCTATTGGTGCGAGGTGTACCGTCAAAGACCGTTTGACGATGAACACACAATCCACCTTTTAGGTGCGTTGTTGCGTGCTGACATTCGTTCAATTACAGGCGGCAAGAAAGCCAAAGTGAACATTGAGCAGTTGATCCCGTATCGCAAACTGGATGCGGAGACTGATTTGGAACGCAGAATTGACGAGGTATTGTAGATGGCATCACTAGGTCGCCTGACAATTGATATGGTCGCAAACCTTGCGGGCTTTGAGAAAGACATGGGGCGTGCCCAGCGTGTCACTGCAAAGTCAATGCAAAGCGTCAGGCGTGACCTGAGACGGGCTGAGAGAGACGCAGACAAGGCCAGAGCAAGCATCAAGCGTTTGGGCATGCAATTCGCTGCTTTGGCTGGTGTCTCACTTGGCCTTGTTGTTCGTGAGTTCAGTCAGCTTGCTCAACAGGCTGACCGCCTAGATAAGTTGGCAGCAGGTACAGGCGCAACTGTGGAAGCATTGCAACGCTTGGGCTTTGCTGCTGAACAATCAGGCACGACAATGGAGGTCTTAGCCAAAGGCCTTCAAACCATGCAGAGAAACCTGCAAGGTGCAAGGGATGGACTGTCAACCTACACCAGAGCGCTTGAGCGTGTTGGTGTCAGCACTGACGAACTGTTCAAACTAGACGCAGAAGGCCAGTTCTTAATGCTGGCAGATGCGCTATCAAAAGTCGAAAACGCCACAGCTAGATCAGCAAGCGCCCAAGAGATATTTGGTCGGGCTGGTAAAGAACTGCTGGCGTTCTTTGACGCTGGCACAGCATCTGCTATTGAATGGGGTGACGCACTTGAGCGATCAGGTGCGCTGATCTCAGGCCAGATGGCGTCTGACTTTGCCAGATTCAACGACAATCTCAACCTACTCAGCCGACAATTCACAGCGCTCAAGGTGCAAATCTTTGGCGATCTGATTGAACCAATGGCTGATTTCGTTGAGTTCTTTCGCGATTTCCATTTCCGTCAGGGGTTCTGGAAGATCAAGTTCCGGATAACGATGATGTTCCGGAACTTTTTCAAACAATTCTTCAATTGTATTAACCCCTATTTCCCTCAGCATTTCTGCAATCCCATTTAAAACAAAATCCTGAGCAATAGACAGG